AGAAGCTACTGCCGAAAAGGATGAGTGGATTATCTTAGAATAAAACATTGGGGTTGGTCTGCATTGCCATTGACATATATTTCATTTAATACCCGCCACCCCATAAGCCCCATTTTTGGGGGTTTTTTATGTCATTGATTATCAATTAGTTAGGTAAAACTACTAAAATAATCACCAAAATGTTTGGTAGTTCCACCTTTTTTTCGTATCTTTACATATATCAAACAACTAAAGGGTATGGGTTACCCTCTTAACCTACAAATAAAATGGCTTATTCAAAAGAAAAATTAACAATGAATGGTGTTGAGTTGGAATCTACCATGCACGACCATCCAATTGATGGTAAAAAGTATTATGAGTTTTATACCTCTAATACTAAAACAAAAATGTTCATCAATGAATCCTTAAAAACAGGTAAGATTATGAAAATATCTGTGTGGTTGGATGGATATAATATTCAGTTATCACCAAAGTATGATTATGGTATGGCAGTGCATGTATTCACCGATTTAATAAACAAACTTTCAAACAATAAAAAATAAGTTATGGAAGAAAGATTATTATCAGTTGAGAGGCGCTTAATGGCGCTTCTCAATTCTCTACCTAAAGAAATGCAGGATAGAGTAGAAGAAGAAAAGTTTATAATGAGGAAAGAAACTGGTACTAAGTACAAAGTGCAATTCCTTATTGAAACTGATAAAGGTACTAAACCTATTACTATTGATGATATATGGGCATGGTCTGATGCAGATGCTATGTACGTTGGTAGTGTAGTTTATGTAAAGCCGGAGATGGATAGATTACAATCAGAAGGTAAGATTAGATTTTATAAAATAATAAACAAAAAAATATGTTAAAAGAAATTCAACAAAAAACAGCAACTAAAAGAAGTGAAAGTATTGGACACTTGTTATCACCAAAACCTACAATGGATATATCAATATATGATGATATGGGTTTTCCTTGGTCATATAAGGATATTATTTTTATTAGAGAGGATAATACTAGAGAGGTTATTAAAATGAAATTGATTGATGGGATAGATGAGAAGTATTCTTACAATGAATGTTTGTGGAGTGGTGTATCTTCTACTGGTTGGTTGATATATGCATATAGAGATGATACGATGAATGATATTGAATACACTAAATGTTTTGATAGTACTGATGTAATTACTAAACTATCTCAATATAAAAAGAAATTTGGATAAGTAAAAATAATTTCGTATCTTTGTAAAGATATTCATAGTTGTAAATTAATTAGGGGAGATTATAGTTGGTCTCCCTTAATTTTACGTTTTTCTGAAAACACACTATTTATATACAACTACTAAACAAAAATAAAATGGCTAAAAGATTTACTGACACAAATAAGTGGAACGATGTATGGTTCTCACAATTACCAAATGACTACAAGTTAGTTTGGATTTATATTCTGGATACTTGCGATAATGCTGGTATATGGTTAAAGAATATTAAAAATCTTAATTTCTTCTGTAATACTAATTTAACTGAAGAAGATTTAATTAATACATTCTCTGATAAGCTTTCTAAAGTTACTGAAGAAAAATGGATAGTAAATAAGTTTTGTACTATTCAGTATGGTGATAATTTCTTAGAAAGTAAAAATAAAGCAGTTCTATCAGCAATTAAAACATTAAGTAATCTAAATTTAATTAAAGATGTTAATGGTATCGCTACCCTATCTATACCCTATGGATACCCTATGGATACCCCCAAGGAACAAGAACAAGAACAAGTTAAAGATAAAGTTAAAGAAATAGTAAAAGAACAAGAACAGGAAAAGATTAAAGAAAAAGAACAAGAGTTTGATAAAGTTTTTGCTGACATGTTATAAACAATAAGTTATGGGACAAGAAGAATTATATAGTAAATACCAATCATTATTCAGCGAACCAATCCAAGCTGAAGCACCTGTATCTCAAAGTGTTGAAGTATTACAGCCAAAGAAAATGATAGGAACTATTACCGAAGAAGAATTTGATAAAATGTTTGAAGATATATTAAAAAGATAAAAATGATACAATTACAAAAAGATAAAAAGAATGTATTACTTTCTATTACTACACAGTTAGATAGAGAAGATGTACAACAATTAGTAGATGACCTTAACCAATGGTTATCAGATACCTTAGAGATGCCAAAGTTCAAAGGTATAGATGAGAAAGCAGTAAGGGAAGCTTGGGAATACTCACAAAAGAAAAGATTGTTGGAACATAGTATGAAAGAATATATTGCTAGTATTAAACCAACACAGCATATTCAAAAGGAATTGCAAACGATAGAGCTAGATACAATTAATAGAGAAGTACAAATAACACAAACTAAATTAAAAGAAAATGTCAGAAGATAAAAAATATAACTTAGATGAGTTGCTAAAGAAATCACCAGCGGATATTACGCATGATGAGATGATGTATGTGTTAGAGAATATGGATATGCAATCCCTATTAGATGCAGCAATCAAAAGACAGAACGAATCAATTATTAACTTAACTAATGAACAAAAGAACTAGGATAAACAAAAGTGAAATCAATTGTTATAATTATATAAGCAGTGGTCTTTTATCGAAACGCCATTTTATATTATCCACTGCCTTATTTTTTATCCTATATTGCCAGTCTCCTTTCATTTGGGGACTGGCTTTTTTGTGCCAAAATTAAAAACTATGAAACAAACTAGAACTGAAGTGGCAATGGCGCCGATTAAAGGATTTGAAGATTATCACATTTGTGATGATGGTTCAGTATATTCAACTAAAATATCACCTCGTTATAATCCAGAAGGTAATCTAAGACTTGTAAAACCACGCTTACACCCTAGCGGATATTTATATTACGGCCTGTTTGTTGGTGAAGGTAAATCTAAACAAAGATTATGGAGAAGGGGACATAGGTTAGTTTATGAAACCTTTGGTGGCAAGATAGAGAATGGATTTGAAATAGACCATATAGATGGTAACAAACATAATAATGATATTAGTAACTTAAGGTCTGTAACCCGTTCAGAGAATATTAAAGCAATGTATGTAAGAAAAAGAAGTAAAACAATATAATATGTGTATAATCAAATTAGGAAACATTGTAGATGGGCTTATAAACGTTATTACCCTTGGATGGGGTAAAGATATAGCCGGATGGATTGCGTTGAAATTAGGGTATGAAGACTGTGGCTGTGAAGCTCGTAGGATATGGTTGAATGAACTATGTGGATGTAAAGAAGGAATAAAATTATAATATATGGAAGAATTAAAACCAAATGTAGCAGAGAGCAAATACGCTCCCCTAAACTTAGAACAATTCCAAATACTAAAAGGACAATTAGAAAGCGTAAAGAACTATCTACCTGAAAATCTTATGGGACCATTTTGGACATGGTGTAATACTATAAGAGGTGAAAGAACGAATCAACCTTGTAGTTGTAAGAGTTCAGCAAAGCATTGGGCTGGTTGCGTGGATACACTAAGACAATTTGTAAGAGATAGAAGTGAATAAAATACAATCAGAAAATAACAAACGATTAGAAACCTTATTCCGTAACTCACATGGATGGTTATCAGCTGTTGCATTTAATCTATCAAAGGATAAGGAAGTAGCAGATGAATTGGTAGGTGAACTCTACCTTTACCTTGCGGAGAAATGTAATCCTGCTCTTTGGTATTTGAATTCATTTAATCTTATGTACTGCCATGCATTCCTTAATAGCAGATTCCTTAATAGAATAAAAGCAGCTAAAAGAAATGTACCCTTATCCGATTCGTATGATGAAGTAGAAACGGAATACGATGTAGATTCGGATGAAAAGATAGATGCAGTATATAATACAATGGTAGATGAATTAAAGAGATTGGAGAGGACCCGTTTATGGGCACCATCTAAGATATATCAGATGTACGCATTTGATAGTGAGATGACATTTGAGAAATTAGCATCGGAATTGAAACTATCTAAATCCACAGTCTACCTAAATTGTAAGAAGATTAAAAAGCATCTAAAGGATAACTTAGATAACCCATTCTAAAACGGATTTTAAGGTGGCAAGGTCCAACGATAAATACAAAGGTGGATATAGTTGTTATATATCTATATATGTTAAAATAACACCAAATAACAATGGCATTTGAAAAAGGAAACAAGCTAAGTAAAGGTAGACCGAAAGGAGCTGTGAATCGTTCAACTGAAATGATGAAGATTACTATTGCACGTGCAATTGATAATACACTCAATACCCTATCATCCGATTTAGAAAAGATTAAGAAGAAAGACCCAGAGAGAGCAATAGAACTTGCTTTGAAGCTAATGGAGTTCACCCTACCTAAATTGAGTAGAACGGAGATGAAAGCTGAAGTAGAACAAAAGATTCAGCAAATATCAGTAAACATTACACAAAAGACAATAGATGAATCTGGAAATCAATAGTACTATAACCTATACCAATCAGGAGAATTCACCAACCCGTACAACAATACATTATGGTGGTACTCGTTCAGGCAAATCATACGCACTCCTACAATGGTGTATCGTAAAGTGCTTGGAAGGAAAGGAAGATGTAGTAATTGTGAGAAAGACAATACCATCTCTTAAGCGTACAATCATAAAAGATTTTGAAGATATAATGAGTGGATTGGAATTGTGGAACGGAAATGATTTCAATCAGACAGATAGGATATATCAATTCTATACAGG